GCATCAGAGAAATCTGGACTTCTGCCTATGTTTTGTTTTATTTTATCCTTACTTACTATTTGTAATTTATTGTCTTTATCCATATCTTTCATCTCAACAACTTCCAATTCTTGCACAATATAATCTTTTACTTTCATATCTGCCCTACAAAATATTTCTCCTTTGTTTACCTTCTCAGCTAATTTGTAATAGCATTGTGTTTTTAAGTTACTATAATTCTCTCCTAACAATGCTCTGCTATTATTTACAAATCCCTTGCATCCTCTAACCATATCAACAAGACCACCACCAACACCATCTTCATCTGCTATGATATTTCCTCTCCTTACCTTATATTGAATAGCCATTTTATTTACTTCATCAGCCAATGCAACAATGCTATATTTTTTAAATTGCTTTATTTCTTCACATCTCCAGCCATTCCAGTAACATATAACACTACTATCTGCACCAAATCGTGCTATATCAATACTCAAATAAGATTCTCCATCTGTTACAAAATTATTAGTAAACATATCATTAATAGCATCATAGTCAAATAACTTGTTCTGTGTATCATCATATTTCCAGTTTCCATTTAATAACCTTTCTCTACTGATTCTATCCAGCCTATTTAATTGTCCAATATAATGCTTACTAATATAAGGATTATCTGTTACCAATGATTTGACAAATCTTCTATGAGTTTCTAATGTGCCGTCCTCATCTGGTTTATAAAATTCTGTATATAGCCAATTCTTTGTCGGATTGCACGTTAGTAATATCTTTGGTATTAATCCATTATCATCTAATTGAAATCGTATTCTTGATGACAATATCTGAAATGCCCTTTGCGTTACTTCCGACGCTTCGTCTATAAATGCACCAGTAATCTCCATACTCCCAAGTTTGTCATAATAGGGGTCTGATGGATAATAGAATAAATCTTTAAATACTATTTGGCTTCCAGTTTTAAATGTTAGAAATCCAGTTTGTCCGTTGTATTTATAGTCGGCAGATGTTAGCCCTTGCATTTTAATTACCTCGAGAAGTGTGTTGTATGTGGTTGCTTTTAATGTATGTAATTTACTCCTTCCAATTAGCCATCTGGTGTTAGGATATTTTAAGCACATTTTTAATATCCAATAACACCCTAATAATGACTTACCCCCACCAGCACCACCACCGAACAACAGACTATTAGTTTTATTATCTTCTAATATATCTAATGCGATAGTTTGCTTTATTGATAGATTCATCTTCTATGCTTTAACTGGTATTTGTCTTCTCCTTGAAAATCAAAAGCATAATGACATTCAAAGCACAACAACTGAATATTGTCTTTGTCAAATTTTAATTCTGGATATAATCCTTTTGGCTTTATATGACTAAAATATTGTGCTAATGGCTCGTTACCTAAATGCCTTTTGCAATTAGTGCAAACGTGTTCACGTTCATTCCATATCTCAAAGAACATTTGTTTTTGACTATTCTTCTTTTTCATAATTTTTGATTTCTATAAATTTAATAGGCTCTCCCTCTGCCCCAGTGTGTTCAATATTCTCTGAATATCCTCTTGTATTGTTTATTCTATTAGCATACAATGTTGCTTGAACATTTCCCTTTTGTACTAATTGATAAACAGAGCTTTCGACAAAATCTCGTTTAGTCATCTGCACATCAATAACTAACTTTTTATACACTTCATCTTCTACCAGCCATCTGTAATGTGTTTGTCTTGCAATACCTACCACCTTACAAGCTGGGGTTATAATCCCTAATGATTTTTCTAATGCGATTAACATTTCTTGCTTCTTGACTGGATACAGATTATTAGCCAATGCTAAATCATCTACCATCATTTGCATTTCCTTCTCTATTATTTCCTTCTCCTTCTCGTTAATCTGTTTGGCATAGTGTGTAGTGTCGATTTCAGCTTTGTGTGCTTTGTCGCTTCCTTTGTCACTATTTGTAACATCTGTCATCTTATTTTAATTTATCTTCTAATTGTTTTTGACCTACTTCAATCGTTTCTAAACAATGGGGACAAGTTATTTCTATCATATTTTCTATGTTAGAATTTACTCTATCTGTAAATTGTGTTTCTTGATTTCCTTTAAATTTTTCAACATCTGATTCTGTTACATCATTAACAGTTACTCCAACAGATACATCTAACCATTGATGCAAATCTACATTAAAATATTTCTGCATCTGCTCAATCTCTCCTATCTCTCGTATCTCCATCATTAACTCATCAACACTCCATTCTGTTTTTTCTGATATTTTATTGTCTATGATTCGTAATGCTTTTGTGTCTTTTTCGTTTAAATTAGATATTTCGCAAGGAATTACTTCCCAGCCTAATTGCACTAACGCAGCAAATCTTCCGTGTCCATTTATTATTGTGTAGTCCTTATCTAATAATATAGTACCATTGAATCCGAATCTTGTGACAGATTCTTTTATTAGTTTTATTGTTTCAGTATTTTTTCTAGCATTTCTCCAATAGGGTTTAATCTTCCTTATTGGTATGTTTACTATTTCTTTTTTTAAATTCGTTTTTGGTTGCTTCTTCTCCATTGTCTTTATAAAATTTTCTTATGTTAATTTGTCTGTCAGTTTCCCAAGCTTTATTATAAGGTGTTTCCTTAAATAGTTTACTAAAGCCAGTTATATGTTTTAATCTTACTATCTCTTGTGATTCCATTCCTAACTCATTACAGATTTCTGCGTCAGACATACCATTCGAAAGCATTGTAAATACCATTGATGACATTCCATTAACGCTATGTTTTCCTCTTGCTCTGTTATGTCTTACTGTACTAGCCATTCTGTCATTGATTGCTTTGTTTAATACTACGATAGGCACTTTTCCTCTTGTTGATTCTGATATGTCTTTATATGTGCTGCAAATTAGGTGTCTGTGAAATCCATCTACAATTACATACTTATCTAATAATTCATCATATACAGTTACTATTGGCTGCGTATAGCCATCGTGAGATATTGATGTATGTAATAATTTTAATTCTACTTTAGCAACACTATTTGGATTATAATCATTTGCTTGTACATTATCAACATCTACCCATATTACATTATTTACTGGGTGCTTGTCGTAAAATTCTTTTTCCTCTTTATTTTGATTGCTCATATTCTTCAATTTCTTGTATTAGGTTTTCTTGTGGAATAAATTTGTTTTTTAACATTCTTCTTGTTCTAATTCCGTTTGTCCATTTAACGAAAGTTCCTACCTGTGGATTCTTTTTCCAGTTCTTCATTTTAGTATATTCAAAATCATTTGTTAAGATACTCGCTATTTGTGTTTTATATAAATCATCAACATCAACAAGCAAAACATATTTTCTATCCATATTAGCAAAAAACTTAACGAAACCTTCTCGGTACTCCTCTGTTATTAAATTTTCTAATAAATAATCCCTATACTCTTTCCAATCACTAAACATAAAGGGCAAAGTACTTAATTTTTTATATTGCTCGTGTCCTAATTGTGTTGTGGTGTTTATACCATCTAACCTTTTTGTTAATGCGTTCCAATTATTAGGCTCTATTTCTTGTAAATTATGCAGACCTTTTAGTGCCGTTTCGTGATGCAAATTACTAACCCTCATATCTCTAATAGGTACTCCCTTTTGATATAAAAAATCATATATCTTACAATACTCCCAGTCATTATTTTCAATCGCTTTCCAGACATCTGTATAACTCCAATCATAAATAGGATAAAAAGTGAAATGCTGCAAATCATTATTTAGTTGCTTTCCCCAAGTTATCCATTTATAAGTTACATCATACGTCAGACCCATTGTTCTTGCTGGACTTTCTTCTGCTCTAACTCCAGAAATATAGCACATAGGCTCGTTAGGATATAATGTTTTTGCTATTGCTGGAAAGAAATCAAAAAATTCTTTTGCACCAAATATGTTTTCTTTTATACTATTTTCTTCTTTATCTCGCATCCATTCTTCGCCATCTGCCCAAGCATTTAGCCAAGGGTTTTCAAATGATGTTGCATTATTAATTCTAAATGGTGCTTGAATCCAATACATATCTACCCTCTTGTCTGCTTGTACGTTTCGCATATAATTAATAACGTTCTCATATTCAGCTTCTTGGTCTAAAAAAATTACTCTTAAAGGCAATCTGTTTTTTTCTTCTGCTACTTTTAAAGCCATATTTAAACATACAGTTGAATCTTTACCACCACTAAATCCAACAACTACATTAGGAAAATCATCAAATAACAATCTCATTCTAACTAAGGTTTCATCATATACAGATTTTCCTTTATATACCCTTATCGTTCCTTTGTGTTCTTGTTTCATAGTATGTGAGTAATATCTAATAAATTATATGCTCTATCAAAATATTTGTTATCTTCTGCAATTAGTCCCCATTTATGCAATTCAGTAATAACTTCTTTAGGCTCAAAATTCTTACAAGAATAAGCATCAAACTGAAAATATTTAGCCTTATCCCAAGTATGCAATACTATATGAGATGTAGTTATTAATGCACACCCAGTTACTCCACCATTTTCTCCCCCCTCATATCCTACGTTTGGATTTGTTGCTACTCCTTTCATTAACTCCATATCTAAAACAGAAACCAAATCATTTAGCAAATTCCAAACATCTGCCTTTAATAAGGATTTCTCCATTTTACCTCTAATTATTAAGTGTTTATGCTCTATCATATTTTTTTCTATACTTTTCTAATGACGCTAATGCTTTATTATATCTAACGCTATTAAATTCGTTTCCAGCAAATTTCATTCCTCTTTTTATTGCAGCCATTCCAGTATTACATAATCCCATAAAAGGGTCTAAAACAATATCTCCTTGTTTTCCTATATGCTCAAAAATCATATCTGGTAAAACAAAGCCATCACATTTTACTCCATTTAAATCTAAATCAAATTTATATTTTGGATTAGTTGCACCTACTAAAATCTTGTTTGGAAGCCATCTGCTACCACTGCGATAGAACACATCAAATATCTGAATATTATGCACTACTGATTTTAATAAATTAGTTTGAAATTCTACTGCTGCTTTTCCAGTTTCAAGAACTACATATCCGTCAGTATGATTTTTTATTATATTCTGGATTGCTAATGTCATTTCTTCTAAAGTAATTACGTTATCTTCCGTAGTACCAGACATTTTATTTCGCATTGTATTCCAGTACTTTAAATTACCATCAGACCAAGGAGGGTCGCTATAAAATATATTTGCTTTATTACCTTCTAACAAAACTGATAAATCAGCTTTTTCTATTGATACGTTAGTAGTAATATGCTCTCCTACTTTTATTGATTCTGTCATATTTTTGCTCTATTAATTAAATTAGTTGTTAGTATTGTTTTATCCATTGTCCAATATTTATAGCCATTAGCATAATAATAATTATAATAATGTCCGTAGTTCCAATGCTCTTTTACGCTATTTTGGCTCATAAATGTTATTAGGCTAAACCATAAATCCATTTCATAATTCCAATGCTTTTCTAATACGCAGTAACTATGAGGGTGTTTAACGTATGTTTTAGCAAATTGATATTCAGCATTTTCCAACAGACTATCTGCTTGTTCTTTAGTTAGATTTGTTTTCATCTTTAAATAAGTGATTATTATTATTTGCTCTTACAGATACTCCCTTCCAAAAATATTGAATCATATACATAAATGACTGCGTTTCATTATAATCATTTGCAGCCATTATTTTACCAAAAACTTCTTGTGTCTGTTCATACTCATTGTCTGTTAGTTTAGCAGAAAATGTTTTGAATGTAGGCTCTGTAAAATTATTAATTCCTAACTCAAATTCTGTAAATCCAATATCAAGCAAAACTTCAATATCAAATTGATTTGCAAGTATGTCTTTATTCCAATGCCCAGTGTTTTTATTAAGCGATAGATTTAATGCTCTTTCTTTTTTTAAATTAAGATTAACATATTTAATAGGCACTTCGTTAATTCCTAACTCGGTAGCTACCCTATATCTTTGATGTCCTCCAATAATAACATTTTTCCTACCCCCATTACTGTTTACTATTAAAGGTTGCAATATACCATAGGTTGCTATGTTTTTTTTTAACTCATTATAATTTCTTTCAGTAATATCTCTTGGATTATAATCAGCAGTTTTTAACTGATTAATATTTATAGTGTTTGTCATTATATTGCTAAAATATAAAATTATTTTTAAAAGTAGTGTGTAATTCTTGCTATTTGTCCACTATCTTTCTCGTGTAAAAAACCTTCTACTGCTTTCGGTACTCCAGTAAATCCTTTACGACTATGCCAGGAATCTGTGCCTGATGGGCTTCGCATATATTCAACTGTAACACCAATATAATCTTTAGCGTCTAACCATTTATGTTTTACTTTGTGATGAATATGATGCAAATACCAGTATCTATGAGATGTTTTAGACCAGAGTAAAGGTTTCTCTTGAGCCATCAACAAAGGTAATTTATCCATTTTTGCACCATCTCCGTGTTCTAATCCTAATAAATTAGTTCCGTAAATATAATATTTCCTATGACTTACACTAATGTCAAATGATACATCATCTGCATTTCTAAACCAGCTTTGTAGAGTATGTGCTAAATGAAATCCAGATTGATAGTCGTGATTACTCATACAATGAACAATATCAACTGGAGCCACTGTTCGTAATATCTCTACACATTTTACATATAACGCTAAAGCAACTTCAAAATGTTCCCACCATTTACCATCTGTATCTTGATGAGTACCTTTTGTAGTTGTGCCGTAAACAGAATCTATATGTAGCACATCATTACCTATGCAGAATAAAACTTTTTCAATTTTAAATCCTTTTGTTTTTTTTAGCAATCCAACAACTCCATCAAGGACTCTGTTTACTGCTATACTATTATCGTATCGTTCTCCAGTTTCTTTTTCGTTTGCATATTTTCCTATATGAATGTCTGCTGGATTTATGACTAATAAATGGTTTCCAAGTGATCTTTCGATAGTTTCATAATGAGGACTATATTGCTCAATATAATCATTAACTTTTTTAAATATAGTATCTTCTTTTAATCCATAATCTTCTTTAGTAACTACACTAAATCGTAGTTCTCCCCCCATATTCTGCCAGTGCTTAACTGATACAACATCTTTTTTATCAATTCCTCTATCTTTTAAATGTAAATCTAATGCAGTGTTTCCGTTTACATTTATAACATCTCCTCTATGTTCATTGATTAACTCTACCTCATCTGCTGATAGTCGCAATCTTTTTCCTCCGTATTTTGTTGAATCTGTCATTTTCTCATACTCATTTTTAGCAAAAATAAGTACCCTATAATATCATTAACTGTATCTTCGGTATTGTCGTTTATGCCTTTGTTTTTAATCCTACTTAATTTGTCATCAAGTCTAGCACAGATTGCTTCGGTAGAATCCAATTTGCTAAATATATTAGGAGGATTTAATGCCGTGTTTCCGTATGCAGCATTTTTTTCTTTTAATAAATTTATTACTGATTTTGATACTTTATCTAATTCTTTATTGAATCTACTTTGCATATCTTACGCTATCTCCATTTATTACTTCGTAAGTATATGCTGGACAATTATCGGTAGATTTACAACTCGCATAGGTTATTAGTATAAATATTATACATATTTTTAATTTCATCTTTGTAGTTTTATTTTTAGCACTTCATTTTCTGCTTGTAAAAATTTGACTGTTACTCTTAATTCTGCTAAATCAGATTTTAAGTTTGCTATAATTTCCATAGTGTCGTCTTTGTATGATTCTAATTTATCTACTCTAGCCTTTAAATCATCTCTATATATTGTCTGTTCTGATTTTTCGTCTTTTTGTTTTTCTCTTTTTGTACGGATTAAAAACTCATAAAATTTCCAGCCACCAGCACCAAATACTACACTTATAGCAGTAATTATTATTGTAGTTAAATTATCAGACATTTCTATTTTTTATAAAATAGTATTTACTTTTATTTAAACTCTTATGTAGCTGCTCTCTTTTTAGTTTAATATATATCCATACCCACATACTAAAATACCAAGCAGTAATTAGCAAATCTTTAAAAGCAAATAAATCAAAATTATCTTCCGTATAAATACTGACTAAATATCTTACTGTACTAAATATATATATTACTAAATACATTCCTATAAATCTACATAGCCAATCTAAATTGTTTAAAGAAATAATAATTGATGCACTTAAAATTAAATAAACTAAATATAGCCAATAGGTTGATGGCTGACCAGCGTCTAAAAAATAAGCATAATCATACCATAAACAAGCATTGTTTAAGAAATCGCTTATACACCACCAAAATAACAACGTATGATAGTCGTAGTAAATTAGTATGTTCTTTATGTTTTTAAAATATAGTTTGATAATTAAGCTATTACTGTTTTAGATTCTAACCAACTTTCCCAGAAATTATTTTCAGATACTTGTATAATATCATAAAGGGTTTTGTTGATTGGATTTAATTCTATAACAAGGTTTTTATTATTTTGAATACGGCTAATGCTGGTGTTTAGTGTATATCTTACATACTTGTCAAAAATCTTTTTTGGTATGTGATAAATCTTTTTTCCTTCAATCTCCATAAACACAAATATATAAAAATAATCTTAACAGAGGTTGTACACTTAATCTCTGTATTCTTTTTGCAATTCTAATTTTATTAACTCTACATATAATTTGCTCATTTTATACATTGAAGAATTTTTATCATCTGAATAATCATTCATACATTCTTTGTGATTATGCAACGTGCTACATAATACTGTATAAGTCCACGTTACTAATCTTTGTGCTACTGTTTTTTTAAAAGTGTTTGATAATTCCATTTTTGTTATTTTTAATTATATGTAAATATACAATGTTTTTTTAGACTATGCAAATAATTTGCACATTATATGTTATTAAAGTCTGATTCAAATTTTGTAAGATTTCTGAATTTCAAGAAGTTATCTACCATTTCAGTCATATACATTGGTGCATTCATTGATTGATTAAATGTCTTTCCATTAGTTAACCAATGAGTACTGTTACATACAAATTCTAGTTGACCTACAGTAGCTTTGTAACCTTTAGTAGTTAACTCGTTTTTTAATTTTGTTTCTAGTGATGTTAAATTTCTCATTTTGTATGTTTAATTATATGTAAATATACAATTAAATTCCATACTATGCAAATATTTTGCAGTTTATTTATTAGTATTTGATGTGAGCCAATCCCATTCTGAATTATAATGAGATACTCTTTTTCCGTAAATATCTTCAACAATGCCTTTAATTTCGCTTTGTTTTATCTGGTTTAATCTTGCTGGTATAACTTTCATATAATTACACTCATCACAACATCTGCCTACTTCATTAATTGGATATGCACTATTTGAATCTTCTTCCATCATTTTTACTGCACAAATGCAGCACGTTATTTTTTTGCTCATAATCATAATATTTAAAAATTGTTAGTCTTTATAAGGTAACCAACTATAACCATTGTCTTGTATGATTTCTTTTTTGATTTCTTCTTGCAAAACGTTTTGTCTTTTTTCGTATTTAATACCTCTGTATTGTGGGAAATCTTGTTGTAGTTTTGCTCTTGCTCTTTTAATTGTTGGTGCTGCCGTTAATTGTCCTTTAGCATACCTATCTAAAAAATCGTGTGCATCAGCCCATTTATATCCATCTCCGTTATTTATGTCTGATAGTTCCTCTGCCCAAATGTTTGCTGATAATTTTCTATCATCATCTTTACAATGAGGATTCCTATCTAACATTCTTGCAACTTTTTGTTTTACTTGTCTGAATTTTATCATAATTTATATGTCTTTATATTCATTATCATTGTAAATATAAAACATATTTTTATTGTATGCAAATTAAATAGACAAAATGTTTATTTTTTTTAATCCTCTACTTTAGTGACTAATATTCTATATAAAATATATGCTATTAATAGCAAAAAAAAATTAGTCATTTCTCATATAATTATTTAATTCATTTATTGCTTCTTGAAATCCAGTACATACTACTGCCTTATATCCTCGAGCATTTAAATCTGATATCCATTTTACTTGATGAGGGCTTGGATAATTACCTTTTACTTTTAATTCTATTGCTAATCCGTTAAATTTATTTTTTGGCTCGTAAACAAACATATCTGGAAAGCCCTTAACATAGCCACTAGATTTCATTTTAATTGCTTGAGACATTGATGTTCTCATACCTCCAGCACTTGCACAAAATAAAATTTTTGGATATGACAATAGCATATAATCTACCAATGATTTTTGGAGAGAATGTTCTGGACTACCTTGTCTTCTTCTTTTTGTTTTCA